GACAGAAACTATTGTCCCTGCTAATGCAGTAACACTTCCTGCACTAGCGGTAAGACCTGTAAACGCAACGTCTTGATTGTAACCGCCTCTGTTATAACCTTGTGTTATTTGGTTATAACCAGTAAAAAATATGGTTACATCAGCCATTCTTTCTTTGTTTCCTTAACGCTTCTTTTCCTCTTTTTGCTATAGCAGCTTGTTGATTTTTACCTGCCACTTTAGCTCTTTGTTCTAGTACAGTAAGTATCTGTATCTTTCGAGCAAAAGGCTTTTTAATATTCTTAACTTTGCGCACTGTATCTCTAGCATCTTGAACAGTGGCGTATTTAATCCTGACAGTGTCCCTTGGATTCTCATCTGTATAAAGCCTACGTCCTGATCCTTTAGGCTTTTTACCTGTGCCTTTCTTTGGGTCAGCCATTAGGCAATCCTAATTATCGCACTCGATGCATCCGCTGTAGGAAACTGTATTGTAAAATCCCCTGAAGAAGATGATTTATCTGCACCAAAATCAAGTATTAACACCGCTCGATTAGCAGATCCTGCAGTGGTTGATGAGTTATATATCATCGCTCCTCTGGCAGTAATCGTAGAGCTAGAGAAAGTCAGATCTGCAAAGTCTGTCAAAGCAGTGGTGCTTGATGTCGAAGGCGTTACATTTGTTAATGCTGAACCCCCAGAACTATATCCTGTGCCAGAAGCTTCGTTGCTTGTTGTGAACGCTGTTGTAGCCGCTCCTAAACTAGCACTGCTGGTATACAAAGCTAACTTAAATGCATTACCAGACCCGGTAGACGTTGTTGTTCCACCACCTGATCCATTCGTAAAATTATGTATGCCTTGCAGTAGTTCTTGTTTGAAAGACGTACACATCGCTTGACTGATAGCCATTACAGTTTCCTCAATATTTCAGCCATATCATCATGGCCTTGTTTTTTAAATTCATTATAAAGAGTAGTTCTATCACTTTTAATTGCTTGATTCAAAGTGTGGACAATGACATAAAACATTCTTTCTCTAAACATCTCTGCTTGTTGTCTTAGCACAGGATCAGCGCTGTCAGCGATGTTTATAATCTTAGCCACAGCGTTTGCCGCTAACTCTTCTGACGTATGACCTCTTTCAGAAGTAGTCTGAACATTAATGTTACCAGGCTCCATTTTGACTTCTAAATCAAACATATCTAATTCCTAGCAATATCATATCTGTATTCATCTCTAGCACCGTATCCCTCACCCAGCCTTTTCAGATTCTGAATCGCCATATCAAACCTTTGCTGATACATAGGAACTTCTTCAGGAATCTTCAGAAAAGTAGCTGCCTCTACCAAAGTACCATAAAGCAATGCATCTGGTGCGTTGTCAGATATCCATGTGGTTCCGCTGTCAGCCCCTGCAGTCAAAGACGCTGGCCTATATTTGTAGTGAAGTTCTACCGTGTAAGTCGAATCAGGCGTTGGTGCTAGAATAAACGTATTGTCATCAAACAATGCGTAATACTTTGGTGTGCCTGTTGTAGATGCATTAGGCGTGTAGTCTCTAATGAAAGACACATGTTTGAATAGTAAATAAGAGTAAACACTGCTTGATATCACAGCCAAGCTATAGGATGACAGAAAGTCATCAGGTGTTGATAAGTAAGTATTTCCTGTGCCTAAAGTACCTGTCTGATTCTTTCTGAATACAGGCATCTCTACGTTCTTTAAAATTCTTTCTTCGGCCTCTTTGATAAAAGTCGGAAGCGTAGAAACAAAAGTTGTCTCTGATGTTTCGCAATAGTCCTGAACTGCTGTTTTTAAAGTTGCAAGTGTAAAACTCATACTGTCACCGTCACTGTTCCTACGCTTATTGTAGCCTTTATTCCGTCAAAAGCGGAACCTATTGAGTCTCCAGTGACCGTAATCATTCTGTTTGGATTGATGGTCTTTACGACACCAGAACCAGCAACGAGAGAAGCTGGTGTTTGCGGCCTAGGATTTCTCAACGCTTCAGGATCTGCAATGTGTCTTGGAGGATCTAACTGAGGATGTTTGGGCTCGTAACACTCAGGGCAAACTCTGAACCCTGTCCACTCTTTTCTTAATTTAGTGTATTTATATCTGAAGCCACATCTGTCGCATATGGCTAATGAATATCTACCGGATGCATAAGCCATTATGCCCTCCTGGTAGTAGAGAGAGCAGGAGCAACTCTTAGTGAAGCTCTACTGCTATCTTGATCTGCTGCCCTCTGAAATTCTTCTTCATAAAACCCTTTCAGCATCTGAACTCTGTCTGGGGCTCGTTTGAGTGCGATGTAATATGCAAGTCCTGCAGTTAAACAAGGATAGAATCTAAACGGCACATCAACCGTGTTAACGCTTGCATCTGCATCTTCAATTCTAACTAATCTGTTGATAATAACCTGATCAGTGCTGTTCTCAGCGGCAGGCCAGAAATACAATCTAGGTGTGATCTGCTTATCTAGAAACCATTGTGTCGGTCTGGCTTTCGTAGATTTATTAGGAATATTCCAATACTCAGAACGACTTAGCTGTTCCATAGATATATCGGTGGTAGTGCTTCCTTCTGTTCTTCTCAAGACAACATCAAGCACATCAATCGTTGTTGTTGTTAGATCAAGAAACTGGTCACCTTCAGACAAAGTAGTGGTCGTATTGGTGACTGTCCACTGATTCAAACCACGATTAGCCCAATCGGCAAATAAAAGATTGAGGGATCTCCTTGCGGTGACCCCATCATATCCTGTGCGAAACTCAAGACCGCATCGTTCAAATGCCTCTTCTATGTATTCCGCAACATCTGGTTCAAAATCTCTAGATCCAGAGGTAGCCATTAGTACGTCTTCAACAACTCTAAGATAACTGTGTAAGTATCTCCGTTACTTGCACCTATGGTGGTAAACATGATATCTCCAGTCTTTCCAGAACCCGAATCATTCGGTATTCCAGAGAAAGAAGAATAATCATGCATACCATTAGAATCTGGAGATAGGCCAATGATCAAAGTGTCAGTTGTTGCGTCATTCAAAAGCTCTACGCCCATGCCCACACACTGCCACCATATCTTAGATACAGCGACTTCTGTGCAAGCAGTTCCGCTAGAATTTGATGCTAACGCACTAACGTCTACTTTTTTGACTGCACTCTCACCACTACCATCGCTGATATTGGTGAATTTAAGAACAGCTTTTCTTTCGCCATCTTGAATTGTTTGCGAAGTGACTGTGTCAGCCATAGTTCACCTTCCTATTTTACAATTCACTTCCAGTGCGTTCTTTCATTGCAGTAACGTAATCTACTGTCAATACCTTTGCGGCAGCGGCTCCATTCTGAATACCAAAGCTCACAGTGAGCTCTTCATCGTCCGGTGCGTTTGTATTAACCACTGTGCCAACTTCCACGTTGTTTTGATAAACATGAAACTTTTGATCAGCAGGGGTGTATACAAAACCAACCGACATGAACGTATCGTCAGCCATCGCTGTAGATAGATCCAGAGTTGATTGTGTACCGTCCTTTTCAACGATGAACTGAAGCGTAGTGCTACCGTCTGTCAATAAAAAGAAAATTCCGTCAGTAACATCAAGCGGTGTAGTGTCAGTAAGTTGAAGACCCATCACTACGTCAGAAGCGTCTGCGTCTGAAGTCTTGAAACGAGCCTTGAAAGCCAACTGCTTACCTGCTTCGTACTTAAAACCCTCTTTGACTAGCTGAAGGAAATCGTTATCGTCATCTGCGTCATCATTAGTGATAACCAAAAGACCGCCATCTCCATCACCTAAAGCTTCACTAGCGTTTCCAGAACCACCTTCAGTTGTAGTGATGGTCCAGTCACTTGCTAGGTAAGTGTCAAAGTCATTGTGATACATATGGTACTTTGTGGGATCAGGTGCTTTGACCTTTCCAAACGTGCTATCAGCAGTTACGTTTGTTACCCCAGAAGTAAAATGTGTTGTCATTACAGTTCCTCCTAAGAACCAGTGGCATAGCCACCATAATGATTACAAGGAATGGCGGCCATAAAGACCGCCACATCTGTTTCACATGAAACTTATTAAGCTCCTTGAGATCCAAACACACAACGAGGGTTGCTGAATCCGAATGAGTAACGCTCTCTAGCCTTGTAGCGAACATTACCAGTATCGAAGTCACCTTCCATCGAGGTGGTGATTGGGGTTCTTTCAAAGTGCTTAAACCCATCGGGGCAGTCAGTCAGGATAAAGAATGCATCAGTATCCGTCAGGAAGTGGTTGACTGCATAGCCTTCTGGCAAGAGTCCCATGTTCCTGATTGCGTTGATGTCGTTATCCGCTGTACCCACTCGTCCGGGTGTTTCAAGCAGTCTGTCAGCAACAAACTGAAGTTGAGGCGGAACAATCAACTTAGTGCCACGCATGGCAAGAATCATGTTTCGATCATCAACGAAAGTTGAGATGCTGATTAAAGCGTTTTCCAGTGACGTTTCGTTAAGATCCGCCATGGTAGTAGCTCTGTTAGCTAGGGTTCCACCGTGAGCCAGAGGGTGATCTGTAGCAATCAATGCTTTACCGTCACCGCCTGCAAAGCTTGAACTAAACGCATTGTTCAATACGTTAGCAGCTTTTACCTGCTTAGTGTGTGCCATGCTTCTTGCAAGAGCCTTTGTATAACGAGCGCCAAGCCTGTCATAAAGGTTGTCTTCTACCGCTTCCTCAGTCAAAGAAAACGCAAGAGCCACTGTTTCGTGAGTGTAACGAGCCGTGAAACCTTCACTCGCGCTGTCGAATTGAACGCCTTGGCCTTCTTCTTTAACAGAAGCATTACCAAAGCCAACGATCAGCACCTCTTCTTCAAACGCTCTGTCTGAAGATTCAGTCTCAAAGATCTCAGCATGTTCGTTTTCATAACGATCATACTCCATGCCAAATAAGGCATTAAGACCAGGCTCAAGTTCTTTCGCTAGTTGTGCGCGTGAAATTGCCATCTATTCAGCCTCCTATTACGCTAAACCAACTTGCTTCTGACCAAACAGATGATTCTGTAGGGTGACAAGCACGTTAGTATTGGCTGTACTTACATCTGAATTTTCAGGATCACCTGAAATATCCAGGGCTTTGAGTGGCAATGTCGCTGTTGTTGCTCCAGTGGAAACGTCTAGTTCTACAAAAGAAATACCACTGTCGGTGCTTCCTGTTCCAGTGTTGTCAACAATATCGAAATTACCGAACAAGTCAGCGACAGGGAAAGCAGCATCAGCTTGAACTTCAAACACATCCATAGGATCGTCATAAATAAAAGCGATTGCATCAGTTGCGGCATTACCTGGCCATCTGTTGCTAAATGTCGGCTTACTTGTTGTTGGGTCTGTAAAGAAACATCCGTTAAATACGCCTAAGATGATATCGCTTGTGGCGCTACCACCATCTGCTCTGGCGATCCTAGTAACAATACCAGCCGTGTTCTGAGTGACAATGTCACCTTGGAAAATGCTAGTAGTGTTAGTCTGATCAGCAGTCGTTATTCGATAACGAGACTGTCCAGAAGAGTTATAATTACCCTGCAGATTACGCACATAACGGAGCCCAAAAGGCGCATCTTTATTTGCCATTTTTTAGTTCTCCTATAACACAATCAAAAAGTTAATCGTTTTTACCAGAAGCCCCGAATGTTACTTTACTTTTGCGCTCGTTGGAAATAGGCATACGAGGGTCGTTTTCACGCATTAAGTTATTATCGACAGCATTCATCTGATTTTCAGTCTGCTGTTCATAATAAGCGTTTCTCTCCTCTGCCGTTTCCTCCGGTATCTTGGCAAGAATCAGACCGCCAACACCCACAGTTCCAGCGTGCTTACCCTCTTCGATAGTGGGTAATTCATACCCCTCTACCTCAGATGGCTTCACAGGCTCATAACCTTCCTGAAACCTTTTGTGTACATTGGTCTTGTCATCCTCATTTCTAATATGAGTTCTCACCCACCGATAACGCATTCCAGGCGGTGGCTCTGGTGTTTCTAAAGCTTGAGGTGGCTTCCATGGCTGCCGTGCCGTTTTTACACTCCTATTTTCTTGATTTCTAGGAGTCCTGTTCGATCCAGCTTTTTTCCCTGTCATGATACTTGCAACCTCATTTTTTGTTTTGCGTATTCCTTGAACGGCACACCTAGTTTTCTAGCTAACGCCTGTTCACTAGGGGTTAGTTCAACCCTACGATCATTTTGATTGCGCCCAGTTCCTGTTGTGCGTGTACCGGAAACTACGGTCTGGACGGGTTTTCCGCTGTTTCCTACGTTGCTTTCCGATTGAAACTTGTTTGGAAGTTCCTCTCGTAATCTAGTGTCAAGCTGAGAATAGTATTCATCAGACTCTAAGTCAATGCCAGTTTGTGCCAAGTCTTGATGTATCGCCATCGCAACATTAGTCATGATTCTATCTACACCAAACCATTCGTTCTTTTCAGCCCAGCTTTGCGCTTTTTCAGATGGCTCTGCATACTGAGGTTGAGCAGGGGACTGCACATAATTTGGTTGCTGATAGTCAGGAAACTCATCTTGAATTTTTTGTTGAGACTGGTTGTATGCTTGAAGCTCTTGCTCATACTTCTCAAGATCTCTTTTGTACTGATTTAAAGCGCCTCTGTCAGCCTCTGCTCTAGCCAACTGCTGTTGAGCTTCGACCATCAAGTCTTGATTGCCTGACTCATACGCAGTTTTAAGTGCTACCTTCGCTGCATCAACCTGTGCTTCAACCCTGCCTTCAAACTCATTACTGTAGTTTTTTGATAAGGCAAGATTTTCATTAGCTGTGTTTTGACTGCTCAGTTGTATTTGAGAGGAAAGTCTCTTGTTCTCTTCCTGCAACTGCTTAACGTATTGAAGTGCTTGAAGTTCTTTTCGTTGAAATTCTTTAGCTTGCTTAACCGCTTGATTGACTCGATTCTGAGCTTTCTTAGCTTCTTTCTCTACCTCAGATAGCTCTTGGTCTTCATGGCCTAAGTAACCATCTCCAAACTCTTCTTTAACTGTATCATCAGTAATCGGAGTAACATCTTTGATATCGTCTTCATCTAAATCAATGAATGTCGATTCTTCCTGTACCTCTTCAACAACTTTTTTATTATCAGGCAACGCTGCATCCTTGATGTTTTGATCATTCAAGTTAGCTAACGCTTCCGTTAAAGTTTCACCTTGTTCTGACATTTGTTCTGACATCTCTTACCTCACATTGCTTTTATATCATCAGGACTCAAGATAGTGCCGATCACTTCATCATCGTTGATGATTCGTACTTCAGCATCATCTTCTAAAGAAAAACGAGCGCCAGCGTATCTACCAATTAGCACCCAATCACCCTCTTTACACCATGGCACGCCATCGAACTTGCTCTCATCCTGATAGGCGAGAGGTCCGACTTTAACTACATAAGCGACCACAGTGGCTAGGCTTTCACGATCAGTTGTCTGTTTAGTTAACAGAATTCCTGCATCTGTTTTTCCTTTTCCTCTGTAAGGTAGCACAAGCAAACGCCATCCCACTGGGTTTGGCATTCTCTCAAGTGCGGATTTATCAAGAACAGAAGGGTCTAAGACCACCTCTTCTTTTGCTTTGTATGCGTCCGTTATGGACGATTTTGCGACAGTATCTGTTGCCAGATCACTCATCGAAGTCTCCTTCACTTTGCAGCGCTTTCTTTAGTTCGTCTTGCAGGGTGCGAAGCGCAGACAATTCACCCATGACGAATCGATAATCCTCCATGTCTTTGATGTTACCGCTTGAGATATAACTTACTCTGTCTGACTCAAGCTGCTTTATCTTCTCATGTATGTAGTTTGCTAAGTTGACGGAATCCATTAGTTTAAGTTGCAAAACCCGGAGGTAAACCACTTGCGTCAGTCATGCTTGGTCCTTGCATTCCGTTTGATGCTTGTCTTCCCATATTTGCAATCGGGAATCCTCCGCCATAATTACCAAACATCGAGGGCATGCCTCCGTAGTAAGAAGGGGGAGCCATTCCAAAGATAGATGGGAACATAGGCGATGACATACCTGCATAAGGCAATGATGGCATCATACCCATATAGCCTCCCATGCCCGGAGAGCCAAAGCCTCCGTATCCGCCAAATCCACCAAATCTTCCAAAGCCACCGCCAAATATGGGCGGTTGAGGCATGTAAGGCATCTGAGGCATTTGAAACATATCTCTACCAGAGACAGTGCCAAACGGACCTGTTGGTCTAGGTTGAGGCGCTCTCATTCTTCCCTGAAGAAAGTTTAAAAGCAGTTCTATACCGCTTCCGCTCTCTGCATCTTCCATGTCTAATATGGTTTGAAGCGCTTGTCTGCCAGAGGGTGTTTCTGTTTTATCGTATCCGGTGACAACGCTGCTCAAAGGCGTGATTGGGTTACCTTCACGATCTTTGATGCCTAATCTGTTTGCTATTCTTCGATAGATCCCACCGCCTAATAAATCACGTTGCTCTTGGCTTAATTGATCTGACTGTCCTGCAAGAATCTTTTCAATCACATCTCTTGCACCAGCTTCATCAGCAACACCAATCTGACCATAAAGAGAGCTCAAAGGATCACTTGGATCTCCTGCGACTGGGGGTGCAGTTTCAGCAGGCGGCATTTCTCCTGCAGGTGGTGTTGGTTGTGTGGGAGCAGACCCACCTCCAAAATTTGCATTTGCCGCAATGGCCTCTTCACGGCTTGGATACATCTTACCATCAAGACCTAATGTTGGTGTTGCATCAACTGGACCGGGCATACCGCCTGTAGGTGGCGTTTCAAGCATGGTCGGGTCACTCGTAACCATATCATTGCCTATTCTCCCGCCAGGATTAAATCCGCCTTCACCCATAGGCAAATCTGAATAGTAGGGTCCGCCACTAGGATCTATTGAAGGAGGTGGACCAAACTCATCGAAGCCGCCTGTAGCAGGATTGTATTTACCTTCTCTTGGAGAGCTTGTGATATTGTCCTCACGTCCCAATCTATCAAAATACTGATAAGGCTGACCGCCTGCGGCAATAATTTGATTTTCTAAATCTTTAACACTTTGAATAAATTCAGGACCAGGTGGCATACCGAATTGAATGCCACTTTTAAATCTTAATTGATTGTAAAGAGAATTAAGTTCAGGGTTTTCTGTGTATTGTTTTTGAGGCCCACCTAAATCAAGTCTTGGTGGCGTTGGAAGATTTCTCATTGTCTCCGATAAAGAACCTCCTATTTGACTAGGGTCAGCGACTCGTCTTGTGAGGGCAAGGGCATCAGCAATTTGAGGATTGGATTGCATAAATTGGCTTCGATCAAACATCGGGTAAGTCGTAGTTCCACGAATCATATTATCTGGAGAACGAAGTTGAATCGGACCTCTAGGTGCAGGATTATCAGGCCCAAACCTTGGAGGCGGACGCAATGGCGTTGGCTCTGGTCGATCAAAGCTAGGATTAAATATGCCACCTGGTACAGAGGGAGCTCGAAGCTTTGATTGATCTATCGGAATATTAAAATTAGAGGGAAACATTTAATAAACTCCTGAGAACTTAGTGCCTCTTAATGCTGCACCACCACCTCTTGATTTACCTTTCCCCATACCGGGTGTTGAAGACGCATTGGTGGGCTCTTGCTTAATCTTCGCATAGTCCACTCTGCCTTGATCTTTAATCGTGAATCCGTCTTTCTCTACTTTATTCGTCATGATTAGTTCCCGAAAAAGTTTTTAGTCATTTTCTCAGCAAGGTTGCCCATCTGTACAGCCTGCTGAAGTTTTAATCTGTCCTGCGCAGTTTGATCTTTCATCTTCGCAATATCAACCTGTATGTCATTTCTTTCTTCTGAAAGCTCTCTTTGCGTATCAAGACGCTCTTGGTCAAGACCAAACCGCTTGTTTGCTTCCTCTGCTTTACGCTCTACGTCAGCCGCTTTGATGTTGAGCTCTTCTCTTCTGAGCCCGACTAGCGGATCTTCGTCTTGTTTAGGCGCAAAGGCTGGTGCGATCTGATCTACAAGCTGTGCAGTGATCTGCGCCACTTTGGTTTCCATCATCGCCTGCATCTGCATCTGCATCTGTTGCATTTGAGGATTAGGTGGTTGTGGCGGCATACCTGGCATAGGCACAGGACTAGGCATCTGTTGTTGCATCATTTGCATTTGTTGTTGCATTTGCATGATCTCTGGATCTTGTTGTACTTGATTTCTTGCCATCAAGTCAATGTGTGCATAAACATGCGCCATGACCAATCCTTGCATTTGAGGATTAGCCTGACAAACAGCAGAGTTATAAAACGACATGTGAATTGATATGTGCGCCATATGATCTTGATCAGGAAAAGGCGTAGCAGGTTCCATTGCCAAAAATCCTGCGTTTTCTATCGCAGCAGACTTAGGTTGTGGCTGCGGAGGCGGTGGTGGAGGCGGCAGTATTTGATCTACCTGCTGTACTCCCATCGCCTCATACATACGCTTGTATGCGTTGTACATGCCCATCGGACCATGTATTTCAGGATTTGCTTGCACCATTCTCAACATTTCCTGCGCCAGCATCACACGCTGGCTCATTGAGAAAATGTTGGGGTCACTGACTGGTATGATATCTATGCGGTCATCAAAGTCAGACTGCTTAACGCTCTGATCTCCATTGGCTGTCATGTACGGATATTGCGGTGGCAGATAGTCTCTGAATAAACCTGCCAACAAATTAAATTCTATCCGCTGTGAATAATGCAGTCTTTTGTGAATCGCACTCATCACACGACTACCGCGCTCAAGCAGAGCTACGGTCGTACCGACAGGCGCTTCTTGATTGCCATCGCCTACCTGCATATCTCCAATCGATGCAAAGCGTCTGCCTGCATCAACAAGCATGCCTAACAAATTAAGTAACGTACCGCTTGGCTCCTTGAAAGGTAGCGGCATCAAGGCTTCGCGCAATGACCCACCGGGTGCGTCCATGTCCCTGAACTCACCGGGCTGAATAGGCACATCGTCATCTCGAATACGAATGCCTCTGGCCTTAAAACCTGCAGGTAGGTTGGATAGTGTGCCTGCGTCAATCAACTGTCTGAGTATTGAGGTAGCACCTCTAGACAGACCGCCAATCATATGAGTCAAGCCGAATCCGTAGAACCCTACCCCAGGTAAAAACTTGTAGTGAACAAAATAGTCCACTCTCCTGCGCATCGGATCATTCTGATTGTAGTTTCTCCGAATCGACAAGATTGTGGACTGCTTTGGAAGAAGGGTAACGATGTAAGGTAGCTTTATCCCTGTCTCAATGCCTTCAGCGTCAACGTCCTCAAAGCCGGGTATATCAAGATCAATGTGCATCTCAAGGATTTCACATTCATCAGAACCTGAGTCACCTGACGGTTTAACGCCCTGCAACTCATCAATCTCTTCATTCACACCATCCGTGCTGTAGGAAGGACTGGATTGATAAGATATATCAGACTTCTTGTAGAATCCTGACAGTTGTAACTTTTTAACGTCATTGATCGACATATCAATAACGTGCGTAATTCTGGTTGCGCTATCTAAACTGGATGCGCCATAAGGCACGATCATCTTTTCAGATGGAATAAACCGTGATACCGGACGATCTAACGTCTGGTCAAAGTGAACCTTTCTGAATGCACTGCCTGACAAAGGCAGATAAAAAAGCATCTGATCAGTCTCAGGGTCATACTCCTTCATTACCTGCGTGATCTGGTAGTTCATGAACTCCTGAACTCGTGCGGCCTGAAGATCGGTGTTCTGTGTCATCATGCCAACCACCTGCGTCTTGACCGGACCACCTGGCGGCAACATCTCTTTGTATGCCTGCGCTTGGAACTGTGTGACTGATTCTGCGAGTAACGGATGAATGATGCCAGATGCACCCTCAAAAGGTTCAGTTCTCTCCTCGAACTTCATGCCAAGGAACTCAAGGCCTTCTTTGTACTGCTCCTCCCACTCCTTACGAGATGACTTATCGTCCTCGTAATCTGACATACACTCAGAGTAAATGCGTCCTAAATCAGCGTCATCAATTATGTCTGCTAAGTTTGCAAAGAAATCTTCTCCCTGATCTATCATCATGGGAGGGGGCATGCCTATAAGCATGGTGCCGTCTTCTAGTATTTCGTTCTGATCGTCATCAATGTTATCAAACATCTCATCAATGCGAGGCTCTATGTCAACTGTGACTTCCTTTGTGTTGTCCTGAATATCAAGATCAGCTTTATCTAGATCGTCAACACCACGTTCAATGGCCATATGATTTACTCTTCTTCAGTCTCTCTGTAGAGATTGTCAAATATCTGGTTTACGTCAAGCGTGTAGTCAAGATCCGACTTGGAATAATGAATATGCTGTGACGGTTTAAAATCCGGTGCGCCTTCTCCTGTCTCAAACCAAGCAGGGTGCGTGACCCTCACTCTGTTATTCGGTAATGCCACTATGTTACCTGTCCACTTTCCTGCATCTAACAACTCCATCACATGACTTTGCTTATGTTGTGCAGGATCATCGCCTATTTCACTCTCTGTGTAGTCAACTGTAAAGAGATATTTTGCAGGATAGAACTCGCCATCTATCTTTGCAATCCACGGACATGGCTGACATCTCTCTAACACATACACCGCATGGTGTCTGGAGGAACAATCCCAAGGCTGTGCTGCCCAGACTGGCATAGGTTCAGGCCAATCCTCAAATAAGGTATCTCCTACCAGAGCCGTGATGGGCATCCTTGCCCACATAGCTCCACCATGTATGTTCTCTTCTCCCTCCTCTTCGTCAGCTTCACATCCTGTGAAGATAACTTGAAAACCCAAACACCTGCTAGGCAAGGTAGTCACGGCAATGACCATGGCGTGTAGAAACTCACCATGGTATCGCTCGTGATTTACCGTGTACTCTCTCCTTACCCATGCCTTAAAGTAAGGAATATTACTTTGTAAATACGCCATATTTTTTTATCCATTTACCCAATTGCGACCCTCAAAAGGGTCAAAAGTCTATCTGCCTTTCATGGCCTTTCCGTACCCACGAGTTGCAGCGCCTACACCTCTTGGCTTGCCTCTTCTCACGGAACCGCCTTTTGAATAGCCTTTCTTCTTCATCATACCGCCAGAGGCATAGCCCTTTTTCTTCATGGACATGCCACCTTCTTTCATGTAACCCATTTTGTTTCTGACTGCGGTAGGCAACTTCTTCAAACCTTTTTGATCAGCGCCAGGCTTTTTCAAATTGGCAGATCCGCCCATGGCGTAGCCTTTCTTCTTCATGACTCCGCCATTAGCTTTGCCCTTGGCTTTCATCATGCCACCCATGGCTTTGCCTTTGGCTTTCATAGATCCGCCTTTAGCCTTTCTCCTAACGCCTAAACCAAGATCAGGATCAATTAAGCCTGCCTCTCCACCAAACTGCTCATCTTTACCAAGCAATACTTTGGCAATCTTGCCTCCAAAAGGTCTAATTTTTGGCAAAAACTTACCTTTAAGCCTTCTTTCTTTTTTAGGCTTAGTAGCTGTGGTGGTTTTCTTT